CAGGGTAGAAACCTGCCGCACTTGTTGGTACAGTATTAGATGTACCACCACCTAAGATGGAGTTACCTAAGTCGCGCACGTTGGACAAGTCCAAGGTTGTAACGCTGTTAGCCTGACAGAACGCAGCAGCTACGGATTCACCACCGAAAACAGACACGCTGTTAGTGTTAACAGCAATCTGAGCCAGCGAAGATGTAATACCGTTAGCTAATTGAATTGGAGTAACAAAACCACCAGACAAAGCACCGGTAGCGTAGCCATTCAAAATCAAGTTAATCAGATAAGTATTACCAGTAGCAACAACGCCTAACGAGTCCAGTTGCAACTGCATACGGTTGATAATCTCTCTTGCTCCCAACAGACCAATTTGTCCGTTGTCAACAGAAGGCGCTACACGAATCGCCATCAAAATAACTGGGGTAGTGCTTGATGTTCCAACAGTTGTAGTTGTACCGTAGTTGAAAATCAATGACTTGTCGTCATCGAATCTACCATCCATGATTACTGATGAACCCCAGTGTGATAGGGAAGGGACAGTATCAGGTGAAGATAACGATACAGATACGGGCGCTGTTGCGCTGTAGCTAAATGACGATGCGGCAGAACCGCCCGACTGAGCGCGGGTTAAACCGTACAAAATACTACCATCGTTGCCTGTATAAGCAATGTATTCAATCGTACCGGTCTGCCCAGCACCCTGCACTTTTACAGTACCTGATGGTGGGAAACGAGTGGTATCAAGTATGTCGATTGAAGATACAGTAACAGAAGTAGACGTTGTATGTGACGCAGCGGTAGTACCACCAAAACCACGAATACAACCAATTAAATTAAGCCCCGAAAGACCGGAGTAGTAAATTAACTCGCTGTCAATTTTAACTACGCCAGTATTATTAAATGGAGACGTTCCATTAACAGGTATTGTTAAATCTGCAACTGCAACTGCCGCCGTTAATTGCGCGTTGGTTGCAGAAACGCTAGAGGTCAAAATTGTAGTTGGAGCAATACCATTGGACTCATAGTGCGCCGCCATGTTTCCAGAACGCATGTACGCTTCAAACTGTAGGTTGTTATTCTGGATTTGGGTGACGTAGTTAATCTGTCCGCTGGTTGTACGGAAACCATAACGGATTACGCCAGCGCCGTACCAAGAGAAGTCGATGTACCACATCTGCATACGGGTCAAATCAAGCGTATAGCCTGATGGTCCTGTACCGTTACATGGGTCTTGCCATGAAGACTGAGGAAGGCGTGTTTCTAAAGTCAGGGACATCAAAGCGCCAGCAATCGTTATTCCGCGATATTCTGGAGTCACATACATGCTAGTGTCGCTTGCAACAGTAACAACACGATAAGATTGCCCACGGATAACAACAAAAGCACCGGGTGTACATTGTGTGCTGAACTGCGTTCCTGTACCGGTAATAGCGGAAGAACCTTGAGTTACAGATACAGTGCCATTGGCTTGATTAATGGAGTTACGAAGCACAGCATACAAAGTCTGCCCGTCATACTCAAAAAACATACCGTTTTGTTGGTCAAATAAACCTACGCGGTTAGCAGAACCATACCAGCTTAATGGGCTGACACGAATAGCTTGCCCTGTAGCAGTTGTACTAGCACCAACAGAGTTTTGTGTTGTGTAAGTAAATGTGGTTGTGCTAGGTACTGTAGCAACAGTGAAGTTGCCGTTGTATACACCCTGATCGGCACCAAATACTTGAATCTTTGCGCCAACAGTTAAATTGTGTTGATAGCGTGAAGTTACTGTCGCAGTGGTAGTAGAACCAGTAATGCTGGTAACAAACAATGCTGGCTTTAAAGATGAACCAGTAGAGAACTGAATACCTTTACCAGACTGGTAACGGAAGTAACGACGGGTTTGACGAATTAACTGTTGGTCAGTAACCGCACCACCAGCAGAAAACGCTACGCCACCGTCAAATGTACGTGGCTCAACAAAACCAGATGGACGGGCATACAAAGTTACGGTAGCGCCCGCCGTTGCAGTGATAGCACCTACAGGAGCGGTATTAACCGTAAAGGTAAATGTGTTAGCAGTTGGTACTGTTGCCACAATCCAAGCGCCATTAGGTGGGTTGCTTGTTGCTGCAGTTGTGCCTTGAACATAAATATAAGAACCAGCAGACAAACCATGTGGGTTAACTGTCGTACCTGTAACAGTAGTAGTAGAGGCAACAAATGCTGCACCAGAACCTGTGGCTACTTGAATACCGCAACCAGAATAAAAATATCCAATATACGCATAAGTTAAAGCTGGGTTGTACTGATTTGTTGCAGGGACAGAAGTACCGTTAGCAATCTGGCAAACAATGTTTACACCAGCGGAAAAACTTGTGATAGTCCACCAGCCGTTAGCGTTAGCAGAATTTGAATTCTGAATAAAGATTGGTACACCAGCGGCTGCACCAGTAGTATTGCTGGTCAAAATAGTCAACGTAGCATTAGAACCATCACCAGCAATGCTGGTAATTCCGGGGATTGGTTGTTGACCAATGTAGTACACGCTTTGGCGGTTATTTTGCAAACCAATAGATTCCCACTTTGTAGGCTGCGTGCCATATTCAAAGTCGGTATCAATCAACGCCTGTGGCGAAGATATACGCATCTTGCCTACTGGGTCTTGCGAACCGGGCGAAGGTGCGAAATATGGGACACGCGCCCCAGAATTAGAAGTACCCTGTATGGGTAAAGATTTGTTGTTACCTGCGTCAACAACGGTCCATCCACCTGACATATATAACTCCTTAAATCCAAAGAAGGGGGCCGAAGCCCCCGTTACTCAATTAGTCGAAGTTACCGTATGGGTAAGCTGTTTGAGTTCCAATACTTGGATCAGGTTGTGTGTAACGAACCGCAAAAGTAAATGTACCAGCAGTGATTACTGACAAGGTACCACTCACACCGCCGGTGTAAGGGATAGTCAAAGTTACAACAACTTGAGACAGTAATGAACTGTATGGGCTTGTACCGCCGCCACCACCACTCACTGAAGGTGGATTAGTAATATCAGCAGATGTAGAGTTACCAGCCAATAATTGAGCGCCAGTTAAAGCAACCGTGTTGCGACCAGTAGCCGCGTTCATGGAAGTCACGTTGCCGTAAGTGGTTGTATTAAACCCTTTACCAATGCTTGCGGTAACAGTACCAACAGTACCGTTATCTAATGTGATAGCCACGTTGGTGTCAATCAAAAAATCATTGATATTAGATGCGTAAGGCAAATAAAACACTACGCCACGATACAAAGTACCAGTGGTTGTAGATACAGAGTCAGCAGTGATTGTTGCTGCCGCAGGGGGGAATACAGTACCGGAAGGGGTATAAACAGTAGCGTTTGTATTGGGAATACCATTTCCGTTGACAAACTGACCAGAAACACCGCCGTATCCAGCAGTACCGTTTGAGGTGTTTGTTAAAACAATGCTTGTTTCTTGGACCAAATCAGCGTAACCAACGTTACGTAATGGGCCAAATTTATTGTCGCCCGATAGGATTGGGCCTTCAAATGTGGAACGTGCCATGACAAAAGTCCTTATGCAAAAGAGCCTCACCAATCGTTGCATCGTCTGCTGGGGCAGTGGCGGTAAGGCGGATCACCCAGATGTTTGGAATATACACCATATTTCTATGATGTCAACAAAAAAGGGGGCACGAAGCCCCCTTTCTTTTAGAACGAACCAGAGGAGGCGAAAACACCCAATGGATCAGACCAGCCGAAGCTATAACGCTCACGTGCCTTGTAACGGACGTTACCAGTGTCGAAGTCGCCGTCCATGCTGTTTTGCAGCGGTGTACGAACGAAATGCTTCAGACCGTTAGGAACGTCTGTTGTCAAGAACCAAGCATTGTTGTCGGTCAAAAAGTGGTTAATGGTGTAACCCTCAGGGATAGCGCCATTGTTCTTGATCGCGTTGATGTCGTTGTTGTTAGTACCGACGCGGAGTTCGGTTTCCAACAAGCGAGTAGCAACGAATTGCAATGCTGGTGGGATGATGAGCTTCTTAGGCTTTGCGGCGATCAACAGACCACGCTCATCAGTCCAAGCGGCGATTTGAATAACGGCGGCTTCAAGGGAAGTCTCGTTCAAGTCAGCTTGAGTAGATGGGGTGTTGCTGTTAACGCCACCGTTAACCAAGGGGTGCACAGTGCTGAACAAAGCAACGCCGTCACCGCCAGCGTACTGGGCAGAGAAACCGTTGTTCAAAACAGCAGCAGCTTTAACCTGCTTGGTGTAGGCCATAGCACGAGCCAAACCTTTGGTGTAACGAGCAGACAAGCTGTCGTACAAGTTATCTTCAATCGCTTCTTCAGTGATTGAAAAACCCAAAGCAATGGTTTCGTGGTT